CCGAGTTCATTACCATGGATGACCTTATCGCTACGCGCGAGGGCCTGTCACGGGCAGATTGGGGCGCCCTGTACATGCAGACCCCGACCGGGGAGGATGGCAACGTCTTCAACAAGGACGACTTCCAAGACTGGGACGAAGACGATCCACCCGAATGCGACGAAATCATCCAGACCCTAGACACGGCGTTCTCCACCAAGGCCAAAGCTGACTACTCTGTCATCCAAACGTGGGGCATCTTCCACCTGACCTTCACGGACGACAAAGGCTATGAATATCAGGAGCCTAACGCCATCCTCCTAAACCAAGTGAGGGGCCGGTGGTCCTTCCCTCAGCTTCGAGCCGCTGCCAAAGAGCAATACAACATGTACAAGCCCGACCGCATCATCATTGAAAACAAAGCCTCCGGTCAGTCCCTTCTGCAAGACCTGAAGCTTAACGGATTGCCAGTATTGCCTTTTCAGCCAGATCGTGATAAAGTAGCACGTGCCCATGCCGTCAGCGGTATCGTTGAGCGGCAGCGCGTCTGGCTACCCCTAGGCAAGAAGTTCGCAGCCGAACTCCTTCAGGAAGCCCTTGAGTTCCCCAAAGGCGCCCATGACGACGCGGTCGATTCCATGGTCATGGCGCTTCTCTACTTACGGCGCCGCTACCAACTAACCCAAGAGGCGGTCAATCAACCTGACCCAATATCCCGCCGCCGTCCTTTCAAAAGCTATTGGAGCCAAGTGACCCATGTCAGATAATCTTGAAGAAGCCCCCGAAATGGAATTTGAGTTCTCTGAGGAAACCTTGGAACTTGAAGCCCCTGAAGAGGTAATCGAAGTCGACATGTCCTTCGGCGCCAATCTGGCCCTAGCCATGGAAGACGCCATCCTACGCGACATTGGTTCGGCCCGTCAAGACGCCCTCCAAAACTACAAGAACTCCCGCCAGCAGTGGGAAGAGAAAATCAAGCAGGGCATCAAGTACCTTGGCCTAAACACCGAAGGCGAAGGCAACACGGACGTCGAAGGCGCCTGCACCGCTGTCCATCCCCTTCTAATCGAGAACGTAGTCAAGTTCCAAGCCAAGGCCATCCAAGAACTCTGGCCCGCTAAAGGCCCCGTCCGCACCAAGGTCCGTGGCTATGTCGATGTAACCCGTGAGAACACTGCTCAGCGTGTCCGCACCTACATGAACTATCAGCTCACGGAACAAATCCCAGGCTTCTACAGCGACCTCGAACGCAACCTGTTCCGCGTTGGCTTCATGGGCACCGGCATCCGTAAAGCTGGCTGGAACTCCACCTCCGTTATTCCTGACCCGACCATCGTCTACGCTGAAAACTTCTACGTCGATCCTTCCGTCTCCCATCTAAAGGACGCCGAAGAATACATCGAAGTCATGGAGTTGTCCACCCGCAAGATGGACAACCTCATCGCCTCCGACACCTTCCGCGAATTTACTGAGAACGACGCCGAAGAAACCCTCGACACCAACGAAATTACCGAAGCCATCGCCAGCGCCCAGGGCTTCGACATGTCTCTTGAGCGCAAGGGCTTTACGGTCGGCGAGTCCCACTGCTACCTCGACTTGAACGGCGACGATCCTTTCCTGCCCGAAGGCGGCACAGCACCCTACATCGTCCACTTCAACGTCAAGACCGGCAACGTCTACTCCATCCGCCGCAACTGGCGCGAACCTGACCCGGCCATGACGAAGCGGCTCTGGTACACTATCGATCAGTTCATTCCAGCCTTTGGCATCTACTCCCTCGGCTACGTCCATCTAATCGGCGACCTTGCCGCTTCCGCCTCCGCTGCCCTGCGCGCCCTCGTGGACTCCGGTCAGTTTGCTAACTGGACAGCGGGCTTCAAATCACAAGATGCCAAGTTCGCCGAATCCGACACCCCCCTCGGCTTCGGTGAGTTCCGTGACGTCAACCTGTCACCTGAAGAACTTCAGAAGGCGTTCCTGCCGCTTCCCACCAAAGAACCCAACCAAACCCTCTTTACGCTTCTGAAGTACATGGTCGAGTCGGGCCAGAAGTTCGCTGACTCTGCTGACGAGGTCGTTGCCAATAGCACCAATTACGGCCCGGCGGCAACTACCCTAGCATTACTTGAAGCTTCCCAACGCTTCTACTCCTCCATCCACAAGCGCCTCCATCAGTCGCAGGGCGAATTCCTAAAGCTAATCGGCGAACTCAACTTCGAAAACCTGCCCGATGTCATCAACTTCGTAGTAGGTGCCGAAAACCAATTTGTTCATCGCACCGACTTCAATCCCCAGATCGTTGATGTCATTCCAGCTTCCGACCCCAACGCCCTCACCGAATCGCAGCGGGTAGCCAAGGCCCAGATCGAACTCAACACGGCAGCCCAGTTCCCGCAATTCCACGATATGCGCGAAGCTTTACGCCGCTACTACGCTGCCCTTGGTGTCGAGTCCGTCGATAAGCTTATGACGAACCCTGAAGCCCAGGCCATCAGCGCCGACCCCCTCACTGAAGTTCAGGCTGCTATGTCCGGCAAGCCCATCAAGGCCCAGCTCGGCCAGAACCATGCGGCCCATATCGCCGTCAAGGAAGCCTTCCTTCAGGCACCCCAGATGCAGGGCACCAACGATTCTACTGTAGCGGTAGGCCAGCAACTCCTTGTGTCGAACATTTCTGAACATAAGGTTCTAATGTTTATTGCTCAAGCCATCCAGCTCGCCCAACAGATGGGCATGCCCATCCAAGACGAAAATGTCCAGGCCCAGATCGCCACCCAACTCGTGCAAATCTCGGCGGCCAGCAACCCACAAGCCCAGCAAGCCAACATCGAACAGCAAATGGTCCAGCTCCAAGCTGCCGAACTTGAGATGGCCGGTAACCGCATCGAATCTCAAGATACCCGCGAGGCAGCCAAGATTGCCCTTAAGAATCGCGAACTGGACCTGAAGGAAACCGACATGCTTCTCAAGGCCCAGAACCAGCAGAAGCAGACTCAAATCGCGGCTACTGGAAAAATACTTGACAACTCGGCTAAACTAGCGGATATTCAAGCCCAAAGACTTGCAGAAAGAGCTAACACACCCACCGCATGAAACTACTATCAGATTACGTAGCCGAAGTCCAGAAGCACATCGATCAAAAGAAAGACGCTTTAGCTAGGGGGTCAGCGACTTCCTATGACGAATACGCTCGCGCATGTGGCGTTATAAGCGGCTTGGGTCTTGCCGTCACCATCCTAAAAGCCCTCTTCCAATCAACTCCCCCAGAGGAAAGGAACTAATGCTTACTACCCGCGCGCCCCTAGACGGGGCCATTTCCAACGACCAGTGGATTTCGGCTGACGAAGTTTCCGATCCGACGCCACTGCCACGGATTCCCGGAGTGGGGATTCTTGTCCGACCTGTGCCTATCAGGCGCAAAACTGCGGGCGGTATCCTTCTCCCTGATTCATTCCGAGAAGACCGTGAGTATCTTAACACCGTGGGGCGCGTCCTTGCTTTGGGCGAACTCGCATTCATCGACGAAGACATATACCGGAAAGGTCCTTGGGTCAAGCCCGGCGACCATATCGTATACTCAAAACTCGCAGGCCAGAAAATCTTTTGGAAGGGCGTAAAGCTCCTTCTCATCAAAGCTTCTAGCATTGAGCTTGTGGTCGATACCCCGGAATATCTCGACTCCAACTTCAAGGAATAAATCATGTCCGAATCCGGCTATCAAGAAATCGACCTCGACAACCCAGGCAAAGCCGCAGCCGCTTCAGAAGCATCCGACATTGAGATCGTGGAAGAGTCTGCTGCCGAGCCACCTCCAGAAGCTGCTCAGGCGCCTGCACCCGCAGTCGCTTCCACACCTTCTGAAGACGACGAGTCTGACGACGAGAGTCCATCCGATTCCCCTTCCAGCGACCGTAAGAAACTGACGCGAAGTCAGCGCCTTAAGAATCAACGCGACATTTATGCCAGACAACTCGCCGATACGCAAGCCCGTCTTGCCGACGCCGAAAACCGGGCCCGTCGCTACGAAGCTGACGCTAACGAGGGCGCCGCCATTGGCTTCGACCTCTACGCCAAGCAACTCGATACGGCCATGCAAGCCCTGCGCCGTGACTTCGATCAAGCCTTCGATGCCGGGGATCGCGAAAAGATTTTCGACGTCCAGCAACGGATGGCCCAGCTTACAGCCGAGCGGTCACAGGTGGAAAGGGACCGGCGCGCAATCCCTACCAAGCCGGTTCAGCAATCTGGACCGGAAGCTCAGCCGCAGACCCAGCAGACATCGCCTCAACAGCCTAAGCGCCAACCCAGCCCGGCTGCCATGGAATGGTATGGTCGCAACAAAACCTGGTTCAACAAGGACGTCGTCATGACTGCCGGTGCCCGCGTTATCGACAATCAGATGGTCCGTGACGGCTATACCCCTGAAGACCCCGACTACTTCGAAGAACTTGACAAGAGGCTCCAGCAGGAGTTCCCTCACAAGTTTGGTCGTCAGGCCCCGGCCCGTCAGCCAGCCAACAACCCTACTATCCAGAACAGGTCCACACCGGCACCCGCTCCCGGCAAAGTCCGCGTAACCATCACGCAGGCTGACCGGGAAATGGCCAACCACCTCGGTATCAGCGTCGAACAGTACGCCCGCGAGAAGGCCAAGACCGAACGTGCCGCCCAGACCGTCAGCCAATACACGGAGATTCTATAATGAAAAACAAACTCTTCGCGGCCCCTAACAACGCCGTCGACGAAGCACTTGAAAATTCTCTGGAAACAGAGTATAATCCTCCTAATGCGCTAGAAATCCCCCCAATGCCCGACGCAGACGCATTCGTCTATAGATGGATTCGCTTCCGGGTAGGGGACCAAGATGATTTCAACAACATCTCTCAGCGCATGCGAGAAGGCTGGTCATTCGTTCCCCTAGAGGAAGTTCCCGAAGGATACGTTTTCCCCGGTCTTGAAAGTAAGATTTCTGCTTTGGCAGGTGCAGCTATCAACGGAGACCTGGTCTTCGCCAAGCTACCTCGACGGAAAGCGGAAGCCATCCAAAAGTGGGGCGAAGATAGAGCCATACAAGCGGAGCAGGCTTTCGATCTGAAGACAGTTAGCTACGAAGATGGCATGGGCCGTAAGCAGCAGTTTGTCAACGAAAGTACAAAACGCTTTTCCAGAGGGCGACGTCCCTCATTTGGATAACACAACGAAGGAGGATAGAAAGTGGCACAATCTTATGCCCCGTTCGGTCTTCGCGCAGTGGCGGCCCTTGGCACCCACGGCAACGAAGTCCGCGCGTATCCGCTTCCCAACGGCGCTAACTGCCCTGACCTCGGTAAGGGGTCTCCGGTAAAGCTGTCGGGTGGCGTAATCACGTCGGTTGGTACTGGTGGTGGCCCCCTGCTGGGTGTCGCTGCTGGCTTTGCGTGGATCGACCCGACCACGAAGCTGCCTCAACTTAAGAACTCAATCCCCGCAGATACGTCTTCGGCTGGCCTGTTTGACGGTTCCGACCGCCCGACCGCCTACGTCGTGGACAATCCCTTCGCGCTCTTCATCATTCAGGCTGACGCTTCCGTTACGGCGGGCGACCTCGGCCTTAACTTCGATGTGACTGCGTCGGGCGGCGATGTCAACTCGGTGTACGGTACGTCCCAGTATACGCTGGATGCGTCCACCCGTACTTCCGCTGTCGGCACTGCGCTGAAGCTTGTGGGTCTGGCCAACATTCCTGACAACAACTGGGGCGATCCGTTCCCGATTGTGGTTGTGAAGCTGAATGGTCCGATCCTCCAGCAAGTTTCTGCGGCCTAATAGGGGGACCTGAACAATGTCAATTTTGACTCGCGCACAGTTTGCGAAGCAGCTTGTTCCCGGCCTTAACGCGATCTTCGGCACGGCCTATAAGAGCATCGACAACGAACATGCACCGCTGTTCGACATCGAGCGTTCTGATCGTTCGTTCGAAGAAGAAGTGTTGATGACGGGTTTTGGTACGGCCCCGGTCAAGTCCGAAGGTGATCAGGTGTTCTTCGACACCGCCTCCGAAGCTTGGACGAGCCGCTACAACCACGAAACCGTTGCCATGGCTTTCGCCATCACCGAAGAAGCTATCGAGGACAACCTCTATGGCACGACGGGCAAGATGAAGGCGAATGCGATGGGCCGCGCTATGGCGAACGCCAAGCAGGTGAAGGCGGCTAACGTCTACAACAACGGCTTCAACACCAACGCCCTCTACGCTGGCGGTGACGGCAAGCCGCTGTTTGCTTCCGACCACCCGACGCTTGCTGCCGGTACGCAGTCCAACAAGGTTAGCTCGGACCTGTCCGAAACTGCCCTTGAAGCGGCCCTTATCAACATCTCGTTGACCAAGGACGACCGTGGCCTGCTGATTGGCGCCCGCGCCGTGAGCCTGCACATTCCTCCGCAGCTTCAGTTCGTTGCTCACCGTATTCTGTTCTCGGACCTCCGCGTCGGTACGGCTGACAATGACACGAACGCTATGAAGGACATGGGCCTGTTCTCGAAGGGCTACACCGTCAACCATCGCTTCACGGATACCAACGGTTGGTTCATTCGCACTGACGTGCCGAATGGTACCAAGATGTTCATCCGTGCGCCGCTGGCCACCAAGGACGATGTGGACTTCCTGACCGGCAACATGCGCTACAAGGCCCGCGAGCGTTACAGCTTCGGCTGGTCTGACTGGCGTCAGTGGTACGGCTCCTCTGGTTCAACCTAATGGTTTGGGGGCTTCGGCCCCCATTCCCTCATCCTTAAGGAGAATCAGATGACTAACTTTGCTTTCCCTGTCAATATCGACAATCGCGAACCGGCTTCCGGTAGCCCTGTCGATATGACGACTGCCCGTGTTCCAGGGCGCTTTTCTGTAGTTGTGAACACCGCCAAGTCAGGCACGGCTGTTGGTGCTACCACCATTCCGCTGTTCGTGGCCCCTGCCGGTTCCAACTTCTACGAGTGCGTCCTTGACATCACGACTGCCTACGACAATCTTGACACCAAGATTACAGTCGGTACTTCGGCGAACCCTGCTACCCTGTTCGCAGCTACGTCTGTGAACACGGCAGGCCGCCGCGATTACGCTGGTTCTGCTGCTCAAGTTTCCACCAACAGCATCGTGCTGGCGGCGGATACCACGGTCCAGGCCATCGTGTCTATTGCTACTTCGACTGTGGCGGCGGGTTCCGTCATTGTTCACGTCGTAATTGGCTAACAAGTTAAGGCAGGCTCCTCCTCCGGGCGGGGTCTGCCTTACTTGCTTTAGGAGCAAGCCATGCCCAGCATCAAAACTATCCGCGTCATTCCCTTCCAAGTCAGCACATCCGCGACTGCGACGAGCGACGCAATCGACCTCGATTACCGCTTTGACGGCTCACCCACCCGCTCGTTCTTCGTTCAGAAAAGCGCGGCGGCAGGCCCGTCCATCTTCATTGAAGCAGCGCCCTACGAGACTGGCCCGTGGATCGCCTTCGCCGAAGTGACCGCAGCCGTGACCACCACTCTCGTCCAAGTGATCTTTGACGTGCCTTTCGTCCGCACATCCTACGCTGGCGGCGGCCCGCTCGTTACCATTTACGGAGTCGTCTGAGGAGTCGCGCCAATGGCAACCAGTGGCGTAGCCTCCTTCGACCCCACCTTCGACGACATACTTCAGGATGCTGCTGCCATGGTTGGCGGGGGCCCGGTCCTCGCTGACGAACTCATTAGCGCCCGGCGCGGCCTCGACTACCTGCTGACGGACCTTCAAAACCGTAACGTCCTACTGCACAAAATCCAAACCACGGTAGTTCCCGTTTCCGCTTCGGTATCGTCGCTTTCCTTCGGCGCCGACATCTCTGACGTTCTGACCGCCAGCATCCGCACCAGCTCCACTGACATCCTGCTGGACCGTGACGGTTACGAACGCTGGGCGGAAATCCCCACCAAGTCCCAGACCGGGCGCCCGACGCGCTACTGGTGGGACCGGCGCCGTGACTCCAACATCATGAACTTCTGGCCGCTGCCCGACCAAACATATACTGTCGTGCTGACCGTCCAGAAGAACGCCGAAGATACGCTGCGCGCTTTCGACAACATCGACGTGCCCCGGCGCTTCCTGCCTGCCATCGTCTACGGCCTTGCCTACTGGATTGGCTTGCGGCGCGGACCCCGCGTACCCACCGACCGCCTTACGCTTCTGAAAACCGAATACGAACGTGCGGTGCGCGACGCCATGCGCGAAGACCGCGAACGTGGCAAAGTCCTGATTAGGATTGGTCGCTAATGCCCTACACCTACAGCACCCTCATTTCTGACATCCAAGCGAACATGGAGGAAGATTCCGCCGAGTTCGTGTCCGCGCTGCCTGCTATCGTCGAACGCGCCCAGTCCCATTTGCAACGGCGCCTTGATCCGGTCAACATCATCACCTTCACCGAAGTTTCCGTCAGCGCCTCCACCCGCACCCTGACCTTGCCTTCCAACCTGTTAGTTCTGAAGTCCATTCAAGTCTGTGCGACCGGCGGCTGGAACAATCTGCTCGAACAAAACAACGAGTTCCTTACCGCCTACTGGCCAGACTACACATCTTGCGCGCCCACCAAATACTATGCGCCCAAAGACAACGCCACAATCTTCTTGGCGCCGACCCCGCCTTCCAACTCCACGGCGCTGATCGAATACATTCCGCGCGTCACGGTCCTCAGCTCCGCGTACCCATCCAACTACTTTTCCAACTACACTGACGCGGCTTTCTTCGCAGCAGGCATGATGTATGCCAACGCTTGGACTAAGAACGCTGCCGCCGTCACCATTTGGAAAACCATCCTTGATGAAGAACTGGCAGTCTTGAACGTAGAGTCGACACGGGCGCGCCGTTCTGATACCGTCAATCGCTACAACGGTTCACCAGAAAACACCATTGGGGGAACTCCCTGATGTCCGTCCTAGATATGTGGTCGGTCTGCGACCGCTGTGGTTTCGACTACAAGCGGCGTGACCTCTACAAAGAAACAACCAACTTTGTCGTTTGTCATGCGTGTTACGATGGAAAATTCGACAAGAAAAGCCACCCTCAAAACTATTCTGCAAAGCCGCGCCGGGAACTCAAGCAAGTACCTGATGCGCGTCCTGACCAGACCAATTATGGGTCTTAGTCATGCGAATGAATGTGTGGTCCCTATGCGACCGTTGTGGCCAAAAGTACTACCGGCGCCAACTTCGCAAAGAATCCACTAACCTTGTCGTCTGCTCGGCCTGCTTCGACGGCGCCTACGACCTTAAGAAGCACCCCCAGAACAGGCCGCCGCGTCCCCGCTACGAGTCGCGCAAAGTTCCTGACGGGCGCCCGCAAGCAGACACTACAATGTACTTGGCCAAAGAAGACTCAGGCTACCTCCTTACCGAAACCGGCCTGAACATCATAGTAACGCCAACCCAGTGGACCCCTTCAATGAGTTCGCCGTCATGACCGCCCAAGCATTCATAGACTTCTTTTCGAACTTCTTGTGGCCTCTGGCCCTAGCTTACGCTGCGTATCTGCACAGGGAGCTTTCAACCGTGACCAAGCGTATAGACAAGGTCAGTGACGAACACCACGCTCACGTAGCTCAGGTCAACAAGGACTTCGCCACGCGTGAGGTGGTCAGCGCCCTTGAAAATAAACTGACAACTGTGTTAAATAGAATCGACGACAAAGTAACACGAATCCTTGAGGAACGCAAGTAATGCCCTCTACCTACGATCCCCTCTTAAGGCTTGAGCTTCAGGCGACCGGCGAGAATGCCACGACCTGGGGCACCAAGACCAATACCAATCTCGAACTCATTGCTGCCGCCGTCGCAGGGCAGGCCATCGTCAGCGTGTCTAACGTCGACGTCAGCCTTACGACCGCCAACGCCGCGACCGATCAGGCTCGCGCAGGCATCCTTGTCATCCAAGGCACCCTTACAGGCAACGTCAATATCGTCGTGCCTACTCAGTCCAAAAGCTATGCGGTCCTAAATCAGGCGACCGGCGCTTACAATGTCGTTATCAAAAACGCTAGTGGCACTGGCGTCACGCTTCCGGCCTCGGGCACTGAAATCGTGATTTGCACGTCAGCTACCTGCGCGGGCCTTATCGGAAGCTTTAACTTTCGCGTCACAGAGTAACCATGTCAGCTTCACTCCAAGACCAGAAGCTTACTGATTTAGCATTTCAAGTTGGCGTCATCAAAGAAAAGACCCAGCTAGATGCTTCAGGCTTTTGGACTGACGCCGACAAAATCCGCTTCCGCTTCGGGCGCCCCGAACTTATGGGCGGCTGGCAATCTGTAATTGACTCTTCTCAAGACGACAAAATCTTCGGCACTCCTCGCCTTCTCGAAACACTTCGCAACCGTTTAGGCCAAACTGCGGTCTTCATTACAACCCATGTAGGTGCCTTCTCTAGCGAATTGTCTAGCTTCTTCAACATCACGCCAATTGTGTCAACGGTCGCAGCATCCAACATCCTTTCCACTACGGCCAACTCCACCAAAGTTATTGTGTCTGTTTCGGGTCACGGCGCAACCAACGAAACCCTCGTAGAAATTGTTTCCGCAGCCGTAACCATCGGCGGCAACATTATTATCAATCCCATTTCATCCGTTACTGCTACCTATCAGGTAAGTGTAATCGACAGCAACAGCTTTGAAATTGACGTAGGCATTTCTGCGGCAGCCACGTCAGCGGGCGCAGGCGGTTCCGTTACTATCGGCCTTAATTACAACGCAGGCAATGAATCTACAATCCTTCAAGGAGGGTGGGGCTCGGGTGCTTGGGGCGGCAATTTCGGTTGGAATGAATCCTTAGCTAACTTCTCGTTGCCACTGCGCCTATGGTCCGCTGATCTTTGGGGCTCTGACTTGCTGGCCGTCCCTTCGCGCGGCCCTCTCATGTACTGGAATACCAGTGCCGGTGTAACTGAACGCATGACCATCGTCACTGCCGCCCCCTCCGTCAACCAGATCGTGCGCGTCGCATCCGAAGCCCGCCATGTTCTCCTTTACGGAACCCACGACAGCGTCGGTTCCTACGATCCCCTCCTGATCCGCTGGTGCAGCCAAGAAGACTTCACGGACTGGACGCCTACCGCCACCAACAACGCGGGCGACTACCCCCTACCAAGCCGTGGTTCGGAAATCCGGGCCGTCAACCGAGTCCGCGACAAGACAGCTATTCTGACCGATTCGGACCTATATATCCAGTCCTACATTGGCGGCAATGACGTCTTCGGTTTCGTCGCAGCAGGCGAACAGTGCGGCGTCATTTCTCGCAACGCAGCAATCGAATACCGAGGTCTCCTCTACTGGATGTCTGACAACGGTCAGTTCTACCTATACGATGGGCGCGTCCAGCCTCTGCCCTGCACCGTGTTGCGTTTTGTTTACGACAACCTAGACTCTAGTAATCTAGACAAAATCTACGCAGGCGTCAATTCTACTTTTGACGAAATCATATGGCTCTATACTTCAACGGCTTCTCCAAACGGCGAGAACGACCGCTATGTTATCTACAACACTTCCGAAAAGCACTGGACCATTGGCACCCTAAACCGTAACGTATGGGAAGATGGCGGTACTTTTGAATACCCGCTTGCCATCAGCTCACTTCCTTACGAAATTTACTACCACGAATATGGCTACACTGCTGACCTTTCCGCCATGGCGGCTAACTTGGAAGGCGCCTACTTCAATCAGGAAAGCGGCAACAACATCATGTTCGCCAACAAATTCGCCCCAGACTTCAGCAACATAGCTGACAACACACCCTACTCAGGCACCCTCCAGATTTCGTTGCAAGCCCGTAAATATCCAGGTGGCACGGTCACTACCAAAGGGCCCTTCGCCGTAACAGGCACCACCCAAAAGGTATCAACCCGCCTGCGTGGCCGCGAGTTTGCCATTCAAATCCAGTCCTCGACTTCCTCCAATCTGCCTTGGCGTTTGGGTAGATTCCGTATGGCAATTGAGCCGGATGGCCTGCGATGAGCCGCCGCATATCCTCGCGCACCTTCCCCGATCCTCCTTCCGAATGGGACGCTTCGTCGCGCGACGCGTGGAACTCCCTCATCAAGGTCCTAGAGCAAAGCGACCTGTTCGACTTGGGCCGACGGTCCCGCCCCCAGTTTATTGTGCAAGGCACCGTCAGCGCACCCCTGACTGTCGACATGGCTAATCCATCGGTCACCGCGCTCACTAACGTCGTTGGCAAGCTGCTTCTGGCTCTCCAGTCTAGCAACTTTGTCGACGTCCGTTAGGCTTTATTTTCTTTGAAATCCATGCTATAATACGGACGAGGCACCAATGTCAGACACATTCTTCAATCCCGATTTACAAGTAGCTCCGGGCGATGACCTGGTCAGGACCATGGGTGGCCTCGCGGGCTTTCCTGACGAAACCTTTTATGCGCCTACCGCTGCCCGCTCCCGTGAATACACGCCACTTGCTTCGTCTTTTGATCCGTCTTCCTACGGCTTTGGCGGCGGCGCTGCCCCGATCTTCTTCGCCAATCGTCAAGCCTCTACCCCTATCGCACCTACCGTTTCGGAAGCAGCCTCTCCTTTCGCAGGTGAAACTAGCGACGGTGCGTATGAACCCGCGCCGGGCTTTTCGTTTCAACCTCCGGGGCCCGGTCAAAGAGTTGTTGGCGGTCAAGGCGGCGGCTTCTACACTCCCCAACCGGGCATGGGTGCCCCCAGCACAGGCAGCTTCGCCCGCGATCTTGAAGCCCTCATGAATACGCCGGGCGCCCTCGACGCCATGCTTGCTGTGCTGTCCGGCCCCGCAGGTATTCCTTCTGTCGTAGCAGGCACCGCGCTATCCCAACTGACAGGCCGCCCCCAGGTCAACACCCTCGGCGGCGCCATCCGAGACGCGCTGATGGATCGTGTGACCATGACTGCGGAGGAGCGTCAACTCCAAAAGGAAATGATGGAAGGCCGCAACAAAGCAGCCGAGCAACTAGGTCTGGACCGCTCCGGCATCGTCGTTGAAGACTTGCCTGACCTGCGCCCACCCGCCGCACCCCCTGGCTTCCAGCAAATCTCCGCGCCCCTCAACGGCGCTCTTACCTCCTTCGACTTCGGTGACGGTAACAGCAATGTAGATTCTGCCCCCGGCGACCCAGGCGGCTTTGGTAATATGGCCGCATCTTTGGCTGCCGACGTTGCTGATGACAGGGCTACTATGTCAGAAGCTATGTCTACCATGGCGCAAGCTGTATCAGACATTACGGGCGTACCTGCTGAATCCTTGGCAGCCATGGCTGAATCTTTGGGCAAAGACGTAGCAGAAGGTCGCACGGGCTTAGCCGACGCCATCTCCAGCATGATGGCTGACGTAGCTAACATGTCGGCACCCGCTGCACCCGCTGCGCCCGCTGAAGCACCCGCTGCCGAAGCACCCGCTGCCGCTTCTTTGGCAGACACGCAAGCAGCCGTTGATGCGAAGGCTGCCGAAGCTCAAGCGGCCCTAGACGCAGCCGTCGCTGATATGATGGACTCGCTATCAACTAACGTCAATACCGCACCCGCTGCTACCGCCCCTGCTGCCGAAGCTCCAGCAGAAGCTCCAGCAGAAGCGCCCGCTGAAGCAGCGCCAAGTGAAGCTATGGCTGATGCTCAAGCTGCCGCTGAAGCTGCTACCACAGATGCTGCCGCTTCGGATGCTGCTGCTGCTACCAGCGATGCGGCTAGTGATGCTGCCAGCGACGCTTCGGCAGGTGAAGGGGAAGGTGGTCCCGGCGATGCAGGGGATGCTGGCGGAGATGCTGGTGGGGACGCAGGCGGAGATGCTGGTGGTGGTGGTGATGGTGGTGACGGCGGCGGCGGCGATGGTGGCTATGCTGAGGGCGGCCTCGTAGCTTTTGCTGGCGGCGGCCTAATTCCGTTGCAAGGCGGCGGCAAGATTGCCATTGGTCCGGGCGGCGGGCTTGACGACCTCATTCCAACTAGCATCAATGGGCGCCGTGCAGCCGCTCTTTCTGACGGTGAGTTTGTTGTTCCCGCTGACGTCGTAAGCATGATGGGGGACGGGTCGTCCAACGCGGGCGCGCGGCGACTATATGATCTTGTACGCCAAATCCGCCAAAACAAAACAGGTACTGCGCGTCAAGCATCGCCGTTACCTGTAGGTGAAATTCTGAAGAGGACAATAAAATGAGTGGCTTCTTTGGTGATTTGTTTGGAACGGGTTCCCGAGCGAACACGACAACTACTACGCAATCCCCGTCCCTTCCGGCTGCTGTCGAGAGCGCTCGTAACGATCTGCTGGGCCGCGCGCAAGCTTTCGCAGCCGAGCCTTACGCTCAGTATAGGACCGCTACCGGGCAAGCTATTCCGCGCGTCGCGGGCTTTACTCCTGACCAGTTAGCAGCCTTCAATACTGCGCGCAACTTAGCGGGAACTTCGGGTGCGCTTGGCGCGCTTACGCCCGGCCTTACAACTGATGCCATTACGGCGGCGCGTGGCCTAGCCACTACCCTTCCCGAAACTAACATCTCTGCCTACATGTCGCCCTATACCGAAGGCGTCATTGATCCAATGATCAGGGCCATCGAGGAACGGGCGGCGCGTCAACGCCTTGAGTTAGGTCAACAATCTGCGCGCACTGGCTCCTTCGGTGGTTCCCGCCAAGCCATTGCCGAAAGCGAACTGGAGCGTGGCACCCAGCGCAATATTGCCGAGACGACGGCAGCCGAGCGCGCGAAAGCCTACAACCAAGCTCTCGAACAGTTCCGCAAAGACCAAGCCAATATCCCCGAACTCTACAAGGGTGCGCTTGGTTCGCTATCGACGGGCTTGGCCCAGACGGCAAGTCGCTTAGGCACAGAGTTTTCGCCTGTCCTGCAAGTCGGGTCAGCCGGGCAAGCTCTTGACCAAGCTAACCTAGATGTGCTACGTAAAGAATTCGAAGAGCAGCGTGACTATCCATTGCGCGGGCTAGAAGCTTTGCGCGGCGCGCTCGGCATCGGCTCGTCAACGCTGGGCGTCGGCTCCACACAGACACTACAGCAACCCGGCCCGAACGTGGCAGGTCAAGTTTTCGGCGCTGTCGCGGCGGCCCCTCAAGTTATCAAGGGCGCGACAAGCCTGTGGAACTGGTTTGCAGGATCGTAAGATAGGAATACGAACATGGCAGATTATCTCGACATTCTTCGTGGTGCCCTTTCGTTGGGTGGCTTTTCGCCTGCGCCCAGCCAGCAAATGGACCGCCTTCTAGAAATTTTCAGGGGTCGTGGCGGCACACCCGCACCCTCTGCACCCGGCGCCCCCGTGACACCCGCGCCCACTGAAACCGCGCCGCCCCAGATTCCCGGCCAACCTGCACAGACAGCGCGCCCGCGCCCTCCCGCTCCCTCGCCTGAAATGCCGTTGCCCCCGGAACCCACTTCCCAAGTTCCGGCCCAGGCCCCGCGCCCCACACTTCTCGACCAATTGCGCGAGCGTGTAAGCCAAGACACAAGCAGCGGTGGCCTTCGTACTGCTGGCGACATTGGCGCGGGTATGCTTGCTTCACGCAGTCCCAACTTCTTTACCATGCTTGGCGAAGGCTTGAAGGCCGCCCAGACTGGCGAACAGCAACGCACCCGCGACCTTCGTGAAGCTGCCAGCACTGAAGCCGTACAAGCCTATCGTCAGCGTATGCTCGAACTTAAAGAAGAAGAAATGCGCGATCCCTCCGTCCGCGCCCTCCGCGAAGCTCAAGCCTACTACTACCGCCAACGCCCCGAAATGGCTGGTGCCGGGGCCGCCAATCGTTCGCGCGTATCTCCTGCTCAGTATGCTACGATGTATAACCAAGCAGAAGAAGCAGCCCGGCGTCAATATCCCGACCCGGCGCCCGGCATGCCAGAACCTGAGTCGGCGCGTCAAGAACGTCTTGCAAATCGGGAACGCTACCGGGACGCGCGTCTCCAGCAACTTTTGGAAGGGGCGGCACAAATTCAAAGTGGGCAACTGCCAACGCCGCA